TGCAGATCGCCGCGGCCGACGCGTGGATCGACGCGCAGCACGTGTTCATCGTCCCGGGCGAGGACGACGACGTGACCCTGGACTGGATGCTCGACCGCATGGAGGTCGCCGTCGTCCGCCATGGCGTCCAGGTGGTGGTGATCGATCCCTGGAACGAGATGGACCACACCCGGGCCCGCGACGAGACCATGACCGAATATGTCGGCCGGGCGATCAAGGCGCTGAAGCGCTTCGCGAGGAAGTTCCAGGTCCACCTGATCGTCATCGCCCACCCGACCAAGAGCGCCAAGGACCAGGATGGCAAGTACCGGATGCCGACCCTCTACGACATCTCGGACAGCGCGAATTGGTACAACAAGGCCGACCTCGGGATCATCGTCCATCGGGAGAACGCCGACGACACGCTGATCAAGGTCCAGAAGTCGCGCTACCACGACGTCATCGGCAGGCCGGGTGAGGTGCGCGTGCAGTACAGCCGCGACGCGCGCCGGTTCATCGAGACGGAGCGCGCCGCATGACCGCGGGTACCGCCGACCCCGCCTTCACCACCCGCGACCAGGCCGCGCTGCCTGACGCGCTCGTCGAGCTGATGGCCCAGGCCAAGTACGAGGCCGGCCGCCCCACGGGCTCGAGCCGCCCGGATTGGCGCGGCTGCACCGAGGAATGGCGCGACGCCGAGCGCCAGGAGATGCGCGCCGCCCTGCGCGTGGCCATCAACGCCGGGTACAGGATCGAGGCGCCGTGATCAGCGAACTCCTTCACGCCGCGGCCAGTAACCAGGTCTTCTCCGGCGTCGCCGGCGCCGGGCTGATCACCGGCGTCCTATACCAGCTCCGCTCCGTGCCGGGGCTGCTCAAAGGTCTGCTGCAAGAGCAGTTCAGCGCCACGCTGACGGTCTATTCCGAGCAGGAGGTCTATCGCCGGCTCGACCTCTGGCTGAGCCGCCATCCAGCGACCAAACGGGCGCGGCGCCTCGTGCTGACGGAATGGTGGGAGGAGGGCGATCGCGGCGCGTCGTTCGGCATGTCGTTGGGCGAAGGCCCGCACATCTTGCGCCATGCCGGGAAGCTGATCTTCGTGAACCGCTCGATCACCCAGCCGGCGGCTTCTGGCGCTGGACAGCCCAGCGGCGGCAACCGCAGCCAAGTCCTGACCCTGACCACGCCTGGCCGCTCGCGCCAGGTGCTGGAGAGCATCCTGGACGAGGCCCGCGCCGTGCACGAACGCGATGCGGTCTCGATCTACGTCTGGGGCGGCTACGGCTTCGAACTCGTGGAGCGGCGCAAGGCACGAGCGCTGGGGACCATCCACCTCCAGGAGGGCATGACCGCGAGGATCCTGGCCGACGCGGAAAGCTTCGTCGCCCGCCGCGCATGGTACCAGCATCACGGCGTCCCGCACCGGCGCGGCTACCTCTTCGAGGGTCCGCCGGGGACTGGCAAGACCAGCATGGCCTTCGCCCTGGCCGGCGCCCTGCATCGGCCGATCTACGTGGTGAACCTGGCTGCGGTGGAAGACGACAACGCCCTGCTGACCGCAGTGAACCGAGCGGGCTCGGGAATCGTCCTGATCGAAGACATCGACGCCGTCGGCGCCGCGCGTCAGCGAGTGGCTGGCGCACCGCCCGCCCTCCGCGCGGCGAGGCCCAAGGGCGCAGCCAGTCCAGCGTCGGATGACACGAAGGGCGTCACGGCCTCGGGCCTCCTGAACGCCATCGACGGGGTCGGCGCCCGCGACGGCCGCATCCTGATCATCACCACGAACCATCCCGAGACGCTCGACCCGGCGCTGCTCAGGGCAGGACGCGTCGACATGCGGTGCACCTTCGGCCTGGCGGGAGAGGTCGAGGCGAGGGCGATGTTCGACCGCCTGTGCGCGGACCTGGCGACCGATCGGTTCGGCGAGATCGCGCCTGACCTGCCGCTCCCGCAAGCCGAGCTGCAGAACAGGCTGCTCAAGATGGCGTGGGCGCCGTGAGCGAGTGGTACTTGGCCGAGGTCGCCCCGCAATCCGAGCGCAAGGTCGCCTTCGCGCTCAGCCTCGCCGGCTTCGCGGTCTTCCTGCCTATGGAGAGCGACTGGGGAAAGACGCGCGGCAAGATCGACAAGTCGAAGCTGGTCTACAGCCCTCGGCTGCCCGGCTACATCTTCGTGCTTATCGACGAGGCCTACGTCGACGAAAAGCGGCGCACCCAGTTCCGCCAGGTGCTGGAGACCGAGGGCGTGATGCGGTTCCTGGACTGCATCGACGAGCACGGCGAATGCCGCCCGTTCCCGATCCCAGCCGCCGTCGTGATCGGCATGCAGGCCGACGAGCGCGCCGGCGCCTACGACCTCACCGTGGGCCCGATGAAGCCCGCGCCCTACCGCCCGAAGAAGGGTGAGCGCGTGAAAGTGATCGCCGGTCCCTACCTCACCTACATCGGCAAGGTGATCGCTGCGCCGAAGAAGAACCGGGTCAAGGTCGCCCTCGAAGACGGCCGCGAACCCATGCTCAAAGTGTCGCAGGTCGCATCCGCCCATTGACGAATCGGCAAGCTTTGCCTTCTAAACCGCTGCCATGCCGCATTTGAGCGGCGGGACGATCGGTCAAGGGGCACAAAGCGCCCCATGGGGCTCCGGCCCCCGCCTTCGGGCTACCGACCCCCGGGGAGCCGAATGACGGCCCCCACTGCGTAAGCTATGCCCAACACTCTCCGCGCCGAGCCCCACCAGGTCAGCGCGCGAGCACCGCTCCCTTGGAGGGCGGACCGGCCCCGGCCTAAACGAGCCCACCTCCAGTCGGCCGGGGCTCACGACATGAGGCGATGCGCCTCGCTCCTTCGCCCGTAGGCGAGCCCTGAACCCCAAACGCAGCCAGGGAGCCGCAAGGTCTGGCGAGAGAGGGACGATGCCCGAGGCCCGCAGGCCCACCCGCGACGATGTGGCCGGCGTGATCGAGGCGGTCGAGAACGGCTCCTCGCTGCGAGCTGCCTGCGCGAAGGACGGAATCCACACCGGGCACATGCATGCGCTGCTGCGGTCCGACGACCGGCTGTGGGCACAATACCTGCGCGCCCGCGCGATTCGAGGAGACGATCACGGCGAGCGGGTCGCCGAGGTGGTCGACAAGATGGAAGCGGGCGAGATCGCGCCGGACGTCGGCCGCGCGATGATCGAGGGGCTGAAGTGGACGGCCGGGCGCATGGCGCCGAAGCTCTGGGGCGACAAGACCCAGCACGAGCACAGCGGCCCCGACGGCGGCCCGATCCAGACCTATGACCTCTCGAAGCTCCCGGACGACAAGCTGAAGAGCCTCGAGGAGTTGCTGGTCCAGGCGGCAGGCGGCGAGAGCCGGGGCGAGGCTTGAGCCTGGACCTGGACGGCGCGCTGCCTTCGATCGAGGCGGTGCGGGCCGAGATCCGGGCCCGGGCGGCCGCCGCGGAGCGCGAGAACGGCCGCTGGCGGCCTAGGGCCTATCAGCAGGAGTTGTGGGACTACCTCAACGCCGGCGGGCTTCGGGCCGACGTCGCCGCGCACCGGCGCTGGGGCAAGGACGACGTGGCGCTCAATTGGGCCTACGAGGCGATGAAGCGCCGGGTGGGCAACTACTGGCACATGCTCCCCGAGGCAGCCCAGGCCAAGAAGGCGATCTGGAACGCGATCAACCCGCACACCGGCAAAAAGCGGATCGACGAGGCCTTCCCGCTGGAGGCGCGGCGCAAGACCCACAACAGCGAGATGTGGCTGGAGATCGACAACGGCGCGATCTGGCAGGTCGTCGGCTCCGACAACTTCAACTCCCTCGTGGGCTCGCCGCCGGTCGGCATCGTCTTCTCCGAGTGGCAGCTGGCCCGGCCGGACGCGTGGTCGTTCCTGCGCCCGATCCTCTTGGAGAACGGCGGCTGGGCGCTCTTCCTGTGGACCTCGCGCGGCCGCAACCACGCGACGATGGCGTTCGACTTCCGCCGCACTGACAAGTCGTGGTTCACGCTGAAGAGCCCGGCCACCGAGACCGACGTCTTCACGCCCGAGCAGCTGCAGCGCGAGCGGGCCGAGCTGATCGCCGAGTGCGGATCCGAAGAGGAGGGCGACGCCCGCTACCGCCAGGAGTACTTGGTGGACTTCGATGCAGCGACGCCCGGCTCCTACTACGGCACGCTGCTCAACGCCGCAGAGGCCGAGAAGCGCATCACGCGCGTGCCCTACGACCCCGCCCTTCGGGTGGACACGGCCTGGGACCTCGGCGTGGACGATTACACGGCGATCTGGTTCTTCCAGCAGGTCGGGCGCGAAATCCGGGCGATCGACTACTACGAGACCTCGGGCGTGGGGCTGCAGACCATCGTCGCCGACGCCATAGCG